ACCCCCTCCCCCACCAGAAACAGAACCACCAGTTCCAAAATGACCACCACCACCACCACCCCCCGAACCACCTGAACCGCCATTACCGCCATAAATTGTCAGAGTTCCTGAAGACCAATCTCCAAATGAAGTCGCTTGGGGAAGCGCTCTTGGTGATGAGACAGCTGCCACGATTGTACCCGCAGTTCCGCCAGCTCCACCGGCTCCACCGGGGTTAGTATCAGTTCCCCCTGCACCACCCGTTCTACCTGCTATGCCATTTGAACCAACCGCATTTGCTGATATTCCAGTTCCGGCTGTGCCAGCTACACCATTATTTCCAGTACCATTTGTATTTTTACCAGCCCCGCCATCACCCCCAGCTTTACCTGCGATGGTTGGAAAGATTCCCGATGCCGCCGCTGCACCTGCTGTTCCCCCAGTTCCTTGTGTTATTCCAGAACCACTTGATCCATTACCAGCATTACCTCCATTATTCCTAGAAATCCCAGTATCTTTTATAGTGATAGATGTTTTGGCATAAACCCTATAACCAGATGGTTGTAAAATTCCACCAGGATTGATTATTAAATTATCATAATACATATCCCGAGTAAGAGTGGTGGTTCCGGTAATAGTTACATCCCCATCTGAACCATCACCAAAGTGTTTAGAGAAACCTATAATCTCCCCATTAGAACTTAATTGCCAGCCCTCACCAGAACCCTCTTTATAATTAGTAGATTGTAAATTTTTACCAACAATAGATAATCCGCTACCATATTGAATTAAACCATCCCCTGTTTTTATAATTACTGCTCCAGTTTTTACATCGATCTGATCTGGTTTAATATCAAATATATCTTGCGGGGTTGGCAAGATTACATTATTTTCTGATTCTATTTTTGTTAATTCGGGATTCATTAGTCTATACTTCCCCAAATTCTGGCATTTTTTAATTTAACAGTAGCAGAAGCACTTCCACTTGTATAAGCAAATTGCATTTGAAAATTCTCAGCCACTTTTCCATTTAAGGGATAGAAAACAGATGTAACCGCTCCAAGTTTCGCAAAAGAAATTGTGTCTGAATATAGAGTTATACCCTTATTATTTATTAATTTAAAATCAACATAAGCCCCAGAAGTTAAAACTTCAAAATTTATCCTCACACCTTCTATTTTTGATACTCTCCCATATCCGGTAATATCGAATAAAATTGAACGCCATTCTGTCCCAATAGCTCCGGCGGTAGCATAACCGGAAAATTGATTCAAGCTAAAAGTAGAAGCGGTTGATGCTATTAAGGGAATACTGAATACATTAACTAACCCGCCAACACCCGCCGAACCAGCATACATATATTGAAATAATTTTACTGGTAAATCCCTGTGAGCTGAACCATAGGCATAAACATAGCCCACGGTTCCACCAACCCAAATAAGGAAATTTTTATAATCAGAAACTTGATAGTAGGCGGGAAGTCCAAGACCATAATCAGCAAGATCGTGAATTCCCCCATTATTTACATAAGCAAGTTTTGAACCAACCGTAATAAAATTGTCTTGATAGAAAAGATATACAGTTCCATTTTTTACATAAAGTGCGCCAGATGCTCCATTTACGGGAATTTCATATTCCCAAGTTTCGGTCGTGCCATCCCAAATAAACACCGAAGATGGAACCCTGTTTCCAGAAATTGTCATTGAAGACGATCTGGCTGAAATCCAAAGCCTATCATTATTCCATGCGATTGATTGAACGACAAACCCCGTAGGTAAATCTAATGCTTGTGCGTCAAAAGTTGTTCCATCGTAATTTCCAATATACCTGCCATTGGCAAAATATAAAACATCATTTCCACCAACAATCATTTGGTGCGGAGCATCAGCCAAGGCGGCAGCACCCGTTGGGACAGTGGAACCCCAATCATCATCGAAGGTTGAACTTAAATTAAATTTGCCAATATCACCAGCAGAACCCGAATGGTTATAGGAGTAATAGAGATTTCCTTGATAAACCGCAACATCTTCACCCATCTCTCCGGTTACTGCGGCTTTATCAATGGTATGAGGCCAATCACCACCAGATGTTACTGTGACAACGGGGGTGGTAGCACCATCAGATGTCATTTTATAGAGTTTTGCTCCACCTGTTCCATAGGAGGTTAATGAGGAAGCTGGGGCTTCAAGCATTCCTTTAATGAGCGTAGTTACAGCGCCAGCATTTGTTCCATTAGTTACTGCCGCAATACCCGGGCCCTGAGAAATATAATTTGGATTAGTAATATCTATATTGGCTATATAGTCAGCCATATTTTTATTACCTACTGTTCCATAGTCAACAAAATCACCACCTGGTGCAATACCTCCTTGAAAATTTGTTTCTATTTGAAATCTCATATATTTAATTATACTATGCTAAACCACCCACAGTTTTCACCGAACCTATGGCAAGAGAATTTACAGTCTTCACTGAAGTCTTTGCAAGTCCATTTATTGTTTTTATTAAAGTTGTTGATGGCCCGGCGAATGAAGCAGCAGCCATTTTGGGAAGGGATTGAGTTACCCAAGTAGCTGTGATTGTTCGATTTAATTCTTCGGCTAATTCCCCACTTGCTCCTGAAGTATCATTACCACCTGTATCAGTAATATCATAATCTTCAGTTACTCCAACCCAAGAACACGAAGCCAATCCATCCCTATTCATGGAAATTGCAATCGCAAATCCATTAGCCGGAATATCTAATCCCCCTGATGGCGGAGTTGCGGAACTAGTTAGGGTATCTGAAGCAGTTGCACTGGCAAGACCCGTTGAACGATAAGCGGCTATGTCGCAGTTGCCCATTGTTGTACTCCAAATAACAACAATGTCTCCCGTTGCCCCAGTCGGAACTGCGGCAGTAGCAACCCCCACCTGGTCTCCATTGGCCGAGATTTGGGCATTTATGGTTGCCGTTACTCCGCCAATTGTAACAGTATTTATAGTTCTTGCTGTTCCATCAGAAGCTCTACCTTGTATAGCGACATGGATAAACCTATCTGCTGTTGCTGTGCCTAAATTCTGTGCAGAAAAAGTATAAGTAGTTAGGTTTGTACCATCTCCAGTTTGTTGTAAATATGAAAGTGCCATTTATGTATGAGTTACATAATCCGATGAAGGGTTAAAATAAATAGTATTTGGCTCTACTGTAACTGCAAATGCAACCCTTCGCATCACACTATCAGTTGTTACCGGCGCTGTTGCTGTTATGTCCCCGGCAGTTTCAGACACATATACGGGCGCACCCAAAGCAATTGAAGCAGGAAAAGCGGCAGAACGAATAGTACCCATAAGAAGCATTGAAGTTGCCACGCCATCTGTACTTGCATCAACACAAATACCAAGCACTACATCACCTGCCGTAGACGCGGCGCTTGCATCAGCGAGTAACCATTCTGCCGCCGTTACATCTAAGTAACATAAATCACCAAATGCCAGTGTCGCCCCCGCTGTGCCAGGAACCGTAATACCTGAATATCTTTCATCCGCCGACATTGAGGCATCCACCACAATACCGACTGTTGCGGGGTCTGCTCCTTCTCCTAAAGTAATATTTCCTGTAAGCGTGCCACCCGCCACAGTCAGAACATTTGTTCCTTCAACGGCTAACACTCCCGCCGAAGCCCTGCTAAGAGTAGTATCGGAGGCATGGCCTAATTCTATATTCCCAGTCGTGGTTACAGTAGCAACTGTAATACTAGGAGTTCCCGTTAGGGCAGTTGCAACAGTATTATCGCCGGTGTTCGTTCCTGATGTATTTCCTATTACTGTCTTTTCTGCGTCAGTTACATAATTATCGTCAGCACCTAGGGCTGCTGCATAAAGCGTATCAAAATATGTTTTAAGGGTTGCCTTAATATTAGCCCAAGTTATTTTCTTAGTAGTAGTTGTTGTAATATCCACAATAGGCACAACATCTGTATCTATTGCGGGGGTATAACTTGTTAAATTTGTTATTTTAGAATTTGCCATCAGTTTTTTGTTTGATATGAATAAGGCGTACTTGATTCTGTGCTACTCTCAAGAAGAATTGAGTCTCCCGTTTCTAAAAGAATATAATCTCCAGTTTCCTGTAAAAGAATTGAATCACTGGTTGTAGATTTGGAGGGAAACGAGAAAGAAGTACTATTCTTTGTTTGATTGCTGAATGTTGTAGTATTTTTTACTTGTTGTGACCATGTTGTTGTCATACTTATACAAACTGTCTCCAGCTTCTCTTAGAGGCTGGCCTTACTGTTGTTTTATGTTCCACATCTCTCCTAGAATAGAATCGCACTAATCCTTGTTCCAACCTAGCTTTTTGAGCCGCAAGAAATTGTCTTTGCTGAGTATCTTGAACGAAATCAAGCGATGCCCCATAAGAGAGTATCCTGTGGTATGGTTTCGCAAATCCCGGTTCGGTGGTTGTTGCGGTTGTTGGAAATTCAGTTACATCCCTATTTACATATACAGCCAAACCAGACGCTAGGGTGGCATAAGCGGAAGATGGTTTCGGGTAGAGCATCAATGAACGCCCAATTAAATCATAATGAACCGGCATACCGGCTGTTTCAAGATATTCTGGGAGGGCAATAGAAACATCTCCCAAATCAATTTGGATAAGTTTCTGCCAATTACCGGAAGAATCTTTTACTTCAACCCTTTCAACTCTTTGGGTTGTGGATGGTAGTGAATAATCTTGCTGACCATGCACCATGGTAGCTTTAGCGATTGGAAGTGTTGTGGCATTGCTATCATCGTATTGCCAAGAACCCTGACTTTCCCAAATAAGTCTTGAAACATTATTGTATTCAATATTTACATTTCTCGTAATGTCAGCGAGTGGATATGAGGCAGAAGTTGTTCCACATAAGAAATGAATATCTGCCGTAATATTATTATAATTCATACATAAATTATACCACGCAGATTACTTAAAAAAATCTATATCAGAAATACCCTTATCGTCAATATACTTGTCCCCAAAAAATTTAGTTCCAGTTCTTAAAATATGATATTTAATTCCCCAATTTTTGAGTTGTTTTCCCGTTTGTTTATGATGGTCAAAACCAGTTTGTGAACCTCTTGCCGTATCTATAATTATCATGTTGCCCTCATCGTAAAGTTTATTCAATTTCTCTATCCTTTCCAGATATGGTTTAACGGAATAAACATCCCCACCATCATTTGGAATATTTTCACACAAAGTACCATCAAGGTCTACAATATATCTCATATCTTTTTTGCCACTACACGCACCAAAAATGGATCTTCATTCTTGTATTTAGAAAACCCAGTCCCCTCTGTTAGGGAAATGATCTGAAAGTTGTTATCTTTTAAATCTTTAACGAGTTGGGCAACATTGACAAAATTTCTTTCATGTTTCCTAAAAGTCTTTGGTTTATATTTATCATCGGTTGTTCTGGCTTCAATGAAAAGAAGGGAAGTTGCCCATTTGAGAATTTTTAATTGCAAATCCCTATTGATAGCGTGCCAAAAGAATCTTGTATATACATTGTCATTACACTTGTGATTTTTAATATATTCCCCAACATCAATTTTATTTGTGAAAATATCGCCATAAGCGGAATCGATACCCCTTGCTGTAATTCCGCATTCATGAAAATATGATAAATCTCTCCCGTCACCAGATCCCAATTCTAGTATACCTTTATCCGCGAATACTGCCGCAATTTCAGCAAATGAAGAATGTTTTAATTTCTTGGAATTACGATAGAATTTCTCCCAATATTTTTTATTTTTTATTTGGTTCATTTTTGAAAATAGTTACTTCATTTTTTCCAGTAATATTTAACATTTCGGCATATTCAGGATGTGATGTGAGGTAGGTTGGGGAATGATCCCTGCCTAGTTTATCTCTCCAATTTCTATATGAGAATTCAAGATATTTTTCAATGGGTGAGGGCGTAAGATATTTCTTTCCATGAATTTTAATGGTGTCTAGTTTCTCGTAGAATTGTGCGGGAGTAGATATAAGTGTCATAGCACCCAATTTGGGCGTGCATATATATTCAAACATCTGGTGAGTATTACAGAATTCTTTCTGAAAAAAGAATATGGAGAATGGGAACTTTCTTTTACATACGATGATACCAGTTTTATCATCTCCGTTGTATCCAATTTCACTTGGTTCCATCCTACCAAATACATTGAAGGCTATATCTTGTGGCATAAATCCTAAGTCATATAATGCCCAGCCAATAGCCTTACGAGTTTTTAAATCTATTTCATCTATAATAGCAAGGTCTAAATCATCATCATGTTCAAGGAAGTCTCCATCTCTAACCATTCCCAATAATCCCCCGTAGCATAAAATAGCCCTTACGCCATGTTGCTCAAATACTTTCACGACTAACTCTAAGTCTGAAATCCTATCTGGATATTTTGATTTCTTAGTAAAGAATGCCATTTTGATTTTGTCTTGCAAAAATTGTTAAATCTTTCATATCAGTAGGGTTACCGGAACCCTTTTGGTCGTGTCCAGGTAAATCCCTTGAAAGCGTGAAGTGCTTTTCGATTATCTTAGCACCTCGTTTAATAGCCTCTCTTGGCCAATAAGTTCCAATTGTATGGTCTGAGAATCCCATATACTTCTCTCCTTCACCAAACTTGACTGGAAAATTTTCAGCTTTCATATAGGTTGGATATTCAGCTATACAAAATAAATAATCACAATTCTTTATTGCTGGAATACCACGCTCGTCTAACTTACCAAGTGAGGCAATAATTGGTTTACCCGTTGCTTCCATAGCCTTAATGAGTTCTGTGTCATAGATACTTCGTGAGGCAACCTTATGGCGTTTGACCCCTAATTCCTCAAGCCATTGAAGATGTTCTAAATCAAAAGCAGAAGCCATAAATTCAATGCCAACCTTATCACAATATTCTTTTAGTTCCCTAAATTCTTCCTTGGTATGTTCTGATAGGAGTAATTCAAAATAACGAGATTCCCATGGTTGTTTAATCTTGTTTGTATTGTATGCTTGGAATTTTGCGATATCAGCTCCACACCTTTTTGCCTCATCAATTAGGAGTTTAGCGTGTCGCATATAACCCATGTGGTTATGGCCAATTTCAAAACACATGAGGACTTTATTTTTTTCTTTTTCTTCTGGTGTCATTTTTATCATTATACATGAGAGCACTTTGGTAATCTGCAAGAGTGTGAATATCGGTTGATAGGTCTTGAATAAGGGCTTCTGGTTTCGGTTTATATGGGTTTTTATATTTCTTCAATCTTTCTTTGGTTAATGCCCAAACACTTCCATAGATATTTAAATCCTTATCACAAGTCATTACTTCTTGGTAATTATTCTCCATTAGGCTCTTGACAATTTCAATAGTAGCGGGTTTAATGGTTGGACTATTGGCCTGGACTGCGATTATACCATCACATTTTCTCATCTTTTCAAGGGCGTGTTTGTAAACTGGAATATTGGGGATATCTCCACAGAGTTTTGGACTTCTGAATATTATCTCTGCTTTATATCTTCTGGCGATTATTGCTATCTTGGGAGAATCAGTGGAAACATAAACTTTATCAAATATCTTTAAGCACTTTTTTAGATTTACCACGAACATTGGCACCCCGTGGAAGTCTAGGAGATTTTTTCCCGGCAATCTTTTGCTGTCCCCCTTTACTAACATCAGCCCGTAAAATTTTCCCATCGGCTTCGATTTTTTTAATTTGGTCATATACAATATCAAATGGAAGTTGTAAATCCGCGCATAATTCAAGTAGGGATTTTTTGCCATCCATCATGTAAAAGAAATAATCATAGTTAAGATTTACTTGCTTGCTGACAGTCTGCATTCCATATTTACTCCGCATAAGTGGCCCCTTGAAGTTTTTAATTGGAATGAAATCTTTCTCATATAGTTCGACCACCTTTATGATTAAATCAGCAACCTCGGTAATTTTTTCATAATTGATTTTATCTGGCGTATCTGCCGAAGTATGATATTCCTTATAGGGAAATGTAGAGAATAGGAGTCCCGGAATTCCTATTAGGGGATCATTGAATACGGTTTCATCTGAACCTATCGTTGAGCGAAATGGAGCCTTACGATAAGTTTTACCAGACATCTGTAGTGTTGATTGAACTATATAATTTATCCTATCTCTCGGATTCCATGTCTTAAAGGATAAGACTGAATTGTCATTTCCACAAATATCAACTGCTACCATAAAATCAACTTTAGATAAATCTTGCGTAAGGGCATAGGCGATGGAACCAATAGTCTCTGGACAAAATACTATTTTTATGGTATGCTCACATTCGATTTTATCCAAGACTTCCAGAATGCAAGTTACCCCAGAAAGATTATCATTTGCCTGATATGGGTGATCCAGATGGGCAAAGAGTAGTATTTCACGGTCAGTCTTTCCGGGCTTCTCTAAAACCCCCAGTTTCATTACCCCATTTTTGAACTCGCTATCAATAAAGACCTCGTAGTCGCCCTCTGGGAGTTCTTTCTTTTGATTCTCAGACATACAGAAGCCCCATCTTTTTTCATAGAAAGAGGTTCGATATGGAATCGTATCTGGATCATTATCCCCAAAATCTGTTCCTGAATAAATATTTTTAATGATTTCTTCCTTAGAAAGAGTTCCTTTAAATGGTGTTGAGTAGATTAAGACAGAAAGGGGTTCTTTTTCATAATCCAATATCTTTTCTCCATTATATTTTATCCATGCTTCTTTGATTATCCATTCCTCTGGAACCGTCCATGTATCAAATTCAGTCCCCGTTGGAAATTCTAATACCTTCATTTCCTTGGTTGCATATATTGGCGGTATCTCTCTTTTAAGCCAAAAAAGATTTTTCAAGTATTCCAACCTCTTGTCATATCCTTCCCCCAAAAGATAGGCATTTATCGGGTATAAATCTTCAATTATTTCTTTTGAAGTTTTCATTATATTTTAGTTATTACTATTTGGCGACCCTCTATACCTAGTTCGGTTGGATGTATCTTATCTTTCAAAAAATCATCAACAGCAACCTTAACGCCCTTATGGGCTGGATAATCGTGGACAATTATCTTTCCACCGAGCGAAACCATTGGGTAAATATATTCCAAGCACTCCTTAGTTGATTCATAAATATCAACATCGATATGAGCAAGAGCTATCTTCTTATCTTTGAGTATACCACCTGATTCTGGAAATACACCCTTAATGATATAAACATTCTTTTCATCTTTTAATAAACTTTTTACAAATGATTCACCCGCATCACAATGACCAACTGTGTAATATTTAGGGTCATAATCAAAATTTAATTTATTTGGTAAACCTTCAAAGGTATCAAAAAGATATACTTCTTTTTCTTTATTTTCTTCCCTTATGATGGCTGCGGTGGCACCCTGATAAACACCAACCTCAACAATCACACCCTCGATATTGGGAATTTCTTGGAGAGTTTTCCTAAATAGTTTTATTTCCCCTGGGGTCTGATAAATTTCTACATCTTTATATCTCATGTTTTTCAAATTCTTTTAATAATAATGGAATAACTTTTTGATTGAGATGAATACTGTCTTCTTCCCTTATTACATAGTAACTCATATCAGTTTTTAGATTGTGCATAAGTTCTTCTAATATTGATATGTATAATATTCCCACCCTATCTGCCCTCTTTTTACATTCATTTGTAAATTCCAAAGTTACTTGATTTCTTTCTTCCTCTGTTCCTTCACAATTTTTATCCATTGAACTACTAGCTGGTGGTAGATATAAAATAATGTTATTTGTCATTCGTGCCATATCTATAAATTTGAAATAGTTATCAACTGTTTCTTTTATGTTCAATTTCTGACTTAGATACATCCGGCAATCTATCTCCCCAAATGATAACATGGCGGTCGTATTGGGGGGAGTAATGGCATAAAAATCATCTATAATTTTATTCTTGATTAAATTATGAGCTGTTCGTGGCCCGATTCTACAAACCGTAAACTGATGACCATTTATTGTCAGGGGGCTATCTATATATTTTGCTCCCTCCCCAAGTAAGTCATTAGTTCCCCTAAATACCCCAACATGGGAATCACCAAATACATATATCATTTCTTTAATATTCTCAATATGCCAGTTTCATTAAATAAATTATCTTGTTCATATACCTGAGTATATCCAAATTGTTCAAATATATTTTTATAATTTCTACCCCACAGGGTCTGTTTATATCCATTATTGGCATCATACTTACCCTCAAATAAGAAGAGATATTTTTTCGCCATTCTCGCTATCTTTTCAAAGACCCATTCATTCTCTCTGGGGATAAGAAATAGAGTTGACATGGTATAGATAATATCGTATTGTTTTTCTGGCACATCTTCTATAGCAGTTCCATTTTTCTTATCTATTCCATCAATATTGAGGAATCCATTTTCCTTTAATTTGTTAATATTTCGATTATCACCACTGCCTATTTCCAGAATAGTATCATTTGGTAATACCCAATCTTTAAATACATCTACTAATAATCTCGAACGTTCATCTGGGGTATCTATAACTCTATATATTTTTTTTAATAAGTTCATGGGTATTTAATCCTAATCCCCCCTCTTCAATTACAATCTGCTTCCGTTCTTCTTTTAATTCATCGGGGTTGGCTAGTTGTTGACCAATAGTTTTTCTCAAATTCCCGAGTGATGTTCTTTTTGAAGCCCTTGATATTACCCTGCGATAAGTCTCATATCTTGGGTCTCCACCAAATGATTTCGGTTCCCATTCCTCCATGATGACCACTGGTATATCCATAGCCTGAGCTATAAGTTCGAAAGTAGATTCAGAAATCCCAACAACCAAATCAGCAGTAGAAAGAACATCGGCACAAATGTCAAGGTGATTAGCATCATCTCTTCGGGATGCAACGGGGTTGTCAAACTCTTCTGGATTATGGCTTTCAATAATTTTAGTAATGACATTGCAGTTTTTTAATTTCCTTAATTCGTTTCTAACTTTAATATTTTCTTCTACGGGTCTATCCCAATGTTCTGGGCAAAATACTATATTTATTCCCCCATGTTCTTTTCTGGGTTTGAGATATTTGAACACAGTAGCTCCGACAACTTTAATTTTCTTCGGGTCTTGCCCAGCTTCAATGAGAGCTTCCTTATCAGACTCACCCCATACCATGAGTATATCAGCTTTTATTTTTTCATTAAATGGGGAAAAGTATTTAGAAGTTCCCCTTCTTCCATGTTGATAGACTAAATTTTTTTTACCCCTCGATTTGGCAAGATTTATGATCCCTCTTTCTATTGGATTGACATCATTCCAAAGGATCACCGTTTTTGCTTTATCAAAATCTTCAGTAGTTCCTAAATCTTTTAATACTGAATTATGATCCAGGGTATAAATCATTAAGATTGATTTAGAACTTTTAATCCCTTTATACCTTCACCCTGTAAAGCTAGTTCCCAGGGAAGACCAATGGCATCAAGGCTTCTATTTTTGTGAACCCAATCTTGCTGTTTTTTTCCGAGTTTCTCTCTGAATTCCTTATCCACAATGAGTTTCTCAAGTTTCTTATACCAATCTTTGTAAGTATTCTTGGTTAAATATCCTACTTCTTTTGAATACGGGAGAACATCGGACGCCAATACAGCCGTCCCCACCGAAGCATATTCATAATATTTAACACAGGATTTTCCAGCATTAAATGTGGTATCTTCAAGTGGGGCAATGCCAATATCAAAATCACACCTCGAAAGAACTGATGGATGTAATTCTGGCGGCATGAATGGAACGTGCATTGTCTTTAAATCCTTGAGTTGTTCTGCGAATTTAATGGCCGAACGATAATATTCATTTTTCTCTGGTGCAAAATTTCCAGCTAAAGTTCTTTGATAGAAATACATAGCAGCCTCAAGGGGTTCGCCCGTAAGTCCATAAATAGCAAACAGGAAATCATATTTCTTTGCTAGATCATTTACTACTTGTCCAATGAGATGTAAGTCTCCCCAATGAGAAGCGGCCCCCATATATCCAATTACAAGTTCTTGATGAATATGCGGTCTTTCAATATAACTAGCTAAGTCTACACCATTCGGACAAAGATGGATTTTCTTCTTAAAATATTTTTTGAATTTCTTTGCTAAAACCTCTGATGGCGTAATAACAATATCAGCTTCCTTTATTTGACTCTCGTATTGATCTTTTAGGGCATTTGACACAAGTACACTGGGATTATTTTTTGCCACTTGCCAAAAATCATCATCCATGTCGTAAATAACCCTTACCCCTTGGGCTTTAAATTCCTTCATCCACTTGACTGGGTTATATTGAGTTGGATAAGTTCTGCCGAATACTACAACATCTGGCCATTCGAGCAATTCTTTTGGAATCTCTGAACCTATTGACATCTGCCTAACAGCGTGTCCTCTTAATTTAAGAGCTTGGGTGGGGAGATTTATTCTATGAAACCAAATTCCATGAATATATGCATCCGGGCGATCCGCTACAAATAAAACTTTCACGGCTATATTTTCCTTAGAAAAGTTAATAATTTATCTTTCGACTTTATTTCATTTTGGAGTTGAATAAGTTGCTTTCTTTGAACACCAATAAATTCAGGAGGGCCACCACCTAAAATGGTTTCAGTTACGAATTCTTCCATTAATTTATCTACTTCTTTTAGGTATAGATACCTATTTTTTAATCGCCAGATAGCGAGTAATCTGTTGAATTTATTTAACATATATTTTATTATTAACTTATAAGATAGTTGCTTCCTCAATTGTGCTCCAGATCGTATACCTCATCGAGGTTTGGATGCGATAGGAGCACAAACAACTTACCTATTAGCCAGTGAAGGCTGTCGGCATAGAAAGGTTAATACCTCTCTCTTTGTTCTTCGTTGTAACAGTTGAACCGTATACAGTCCAGAAGATGAAGTTTGAACCTAACATATCGTCTTTAGGCTTGATCTCCAAACCTGGAGATTTCTGCATAGCGACGCTGATGGTACCTTTTCTTCCGAAGTAAGAAGCACGTCCAACGGTTGTACCGGATGCGCCAGCACCAGATAGACCGCCAATAATGCCGTTACCCGCTGCTGGGGCGATGGCTGAAAGGTTTCCTGATGGAAGGTTGTTGGAAATATAGACTTGGAAGCCCATGAAATCTCCAGCGTAACCATTCCTTAAGGTTGAATCTGCTACATTGAAACCGACCGTTGCGGCCTTTTTTTCAACTTGAGATGCAATCTTCGGGGAAACAATGCAACACCAATCTCCTAATTCTTCAACATTGTGATCGCGGAGGAACTTTCGAGCTCCCGCGAAGACATTGATGATGTTTGCTGAACCGGCTGAAACTGGAGCACCATTGGTGGAACCAGTACCGATATCAAGGTCGTCTGCTGGCATAAAGCCATCAGCTCCTGTGATATTTTTCAGAACATCAGTGTCAATCCTATTTTTCAGACGGAAAGCCGCTTCTGTGGCAAGTTCCCTTGCAGCGTCAATATTAGTCTGAATTTTGTGAACATCGTCCACATAGAAAGGAGCAACAATGTAAGAAGAAATAACGAGTGTGTCATATGCCCAGTCTTGAGCTACGGCAGAAATAGTAGTCCCAGCGGTATAAGTTGTGGCAGAAAGATTTCCGAAACGTGGAATGTGGATGGTATCAGAATTACTGTAATCACCCAATTTCATGTCCGCAATTTCTAATGCAACCAAAGACTTATACAAAGGAACCTGCACCATTTTTGACCATAATTCAGGAACTATAGCAGATACATCGTTTGTAATTACTTGTGTCATTTAATTTATCCGATATTTTTTCTGTTTGGATTTGGCCTGGGACTTTTATAAAGTCCGGCTTCTTCCAACATCTTCTCCGCACTGGAGAGATCAGCTGAACGTAGTTTATCCATGAAGGATTTAGGTTTTTCCATTTCAGATTGTTTACCGGATGGCGTTAATGATTTTTCTTTTTCGACCTTTTCTCTTTTGGCTTTAAAGGCCAACTGGATATATTCATTTTCAAGAGCTTTAGTTATTTCACCTGGCTCCTTAGACTTCGCATATTCAGTCGCAAAATCAATTTCCTCATCCGAATAGTCTTGTAGCTTCTTCCCCAATTTAATGAAGTCGAGAGCATCTACTGGTGATTTATCCTGTTTAACCGCAGATTTCGGTTGTTTCTTAAGTTTGGCAAGTTCGTCATTGACTTCCTTGAACCTCTCATAAGGAACTGTTTTGTCATTTCCAGGTAATGACATTTCGGGTGTTTTTTCGACTTCACTGTCGTTCTCGATAACCTCTTCGGGTGATGACCCCCCGATTACATCTTCAGTATTCATAGTTTACATTTTAACGTCTTAAGTGACGAACTATTGATAATATATATATTATACTACGAGTTTTTTACTCGTATTGATTTTTCCCTTTTTCTGTGGTCTTTTGTTCTTCCATAAAAGAGAATAATTTCCTGACAAGTTTGATTCCGTATTGTCTTCCCTCCATTTCCTTGAGGGTTTTACAAGATGATATATCATCAATATTGTCAAGTTCTTCTTTTAGGTATACACGAAGAACCTTACCGAATCCGCTTCTTCCAAGTTCTTCTAAAATTTTCTTTTGTTCATTAGTCATTAGACTGTTTGAGGAGATGCGCCGGGTACTGCTTGTCCAAGAGCAGCCGAACTTACTCCACCACCCGAACCCTTAGCAATAGGTGAAAGTCCTGGAACCATTCCATCAATAGACTTTTTTTCTACATCAAAGATTTCATTGGGATTGACACCTCCATTTTCAAGTGTCATATAGATTATTTTCTTCTTGATAGGGTCTTGGGTAGCTGTTGGATCTGCTGTGATAGCCTGAAGAACAGCAAAGATGGTTGCTTGGCGAACACGAGTATCAATAGACTCACCCGTAATATCAATATCAACATCATATTTGACATTCTTATAAAATCCTTTTGGAATCTTTAGAAGTTTCTCTCTTTCTTGTTTGATTCCCTCTGAGATGGCAATCTCCATAACTTCCTTTTCCTCTTGGGTTGGAAATGGTTTACCTGAAGTTACTTGTCGGATGATTTCTTTGAGAACCAAGTTATTCTTAACCATCTCAATAAACTTATCAAGATCTTTTCCAACCAAACGCAGGGTATGTTCCGTGTTGTTTTCTTTCTCAAATTGCGGGATGATTACTTCATAGAGTAATTCCTTGATAGCCATAGCGATATTTTCCTGAATCTGTTCAAAGTAGGAAAGTGTCTGGGTCATGGCAATCTGAGCAGAACCCAATGGAGTTCCCGCAGGAAGTCTTTCACCCTGAACCACATCATATGAGAAAGTAAGTTCATCCCTATTTCTCATCCACTTCTGATCTTGCTGATTGAAGAAAGCAAGATTCTCTGAAGAAGCCATATTAATTGGGGTGATCTCTGAATCAACATTCAAGACTTCACCATTTCTAACATCAGTTGAAAGATTTCGATTTACAGCTTGATCGCGAGTCTGGAAAAGTTTAAGAGCCGCCCAATAAGAAGATTTATTCTGAAGATTAGTAGATTGATTAAGAGCGATTTGCGGCTCAAATAGTTCCTCCACAACACCAACACCGAGCCATCTTCCAGAAACCTTATTCCAATGAAATTCCCAATATGGATTATTCTCCATACCCCATTCATCAGAAGATAATTCAACCCCCTTATATGGAACAGTGAGTCTTTCATATTGGTCATATTGATCTACACCAACATCGGCAATGAATATTCTCCTAAAAGAATATGTTTCTTTTTCTTCATCATGAACTTCTCCATATCTTTCATAAAGCCTAATGTGTGATGTATCTTTCATTTGATGAAAGAGTTCAATGACTTCATCAATCTTTTTCTTTTCCCAGCCCATTTTTTTAGCCACGCTTTTAAATTCCTGCTGGGTATAATTATGAATTTCTGTTATATAGTTTGCTTGCTCTAGGGTATCGGCACTTTGTTCAATGACAAAATTCCTCAAATCAACGAACATTGGAGTCCCGTCAATGATCTTTAAAACAACAGAGCCATAAATAGGAAGTTCCATAAAAATACGATTAAGCACTTTACCAAATTGCTTATCTCGCATCCAGAACTTAAGATCTCTCTCCATAAACCATGTCTTGAGGGAATCTCCCCCCTCGGTAGTTAAGAGACGAATATTCTTCGTATCAAAGTCAATAGACTTAGAACCAACCTTGCAGGGATTTCTGTTTATATTATGGAAATATTTCCTATCTCCATCAGCATCAACTTCGCCCGTTTTATATTTTGAGTTATAATAGAAATAGATTTGCTGAAGTGTTTCATATTGATTGAAAAACAAACTCGGAACAATCTGAATTTGTCTATTCTTGAAATCATTTATTTCCTTATTTATTTCCCTGAGAATCATTTTATTTTAGCGCCATATTTCTTCGCCCACCTTCTTGCAATTTTGGGTTTATTGGCAAATAAATATTTTCGTTGTTTTACGCTCTTAAAAGGCATTAATTTTTCATGGGCATATCTCGAAGACTCATCATCTTCTTTTTTCCCTTTTTCTTTTTCATTTCACCATCACTCATCATTTTGCTATTTGCCATTTTGTGCATTCCATGTTTCATAATATANATTATACCACGCTACGCCCACTGAAATCGTTTTATCATTATTGGTCTCAGCCTCGCTGCTCTCACAGCTTCAATCTTTTCTGGACTAAATTCCCAATATGAGAGAAGAGTAGAGATAATATCGTCATCGTGAAATCCCTTGGCAGCACCCGCCCCCTGCAT